GACTGAGTGTGAAAGAATTACTCACATAATTAGAATGAGTGAAAATGAAGTTTTAAAAAAACAAGCAGCTGGTTTTTATAGAGATGTAGAACTAAAAGCTGTTCAACCAGATAGAACACAACTACAAAAGAAATATGAAGAGATAGAAGGTGTTTCACCTACTGGAGATTACAGAAATAATTATACTATTTTAGAAATGCATGTTGATCTTAATTTAGAAGATTTTGAAATAGAAGATCCAGGCAAAACAATTAAGGTTCCATATATAGTTACAATTGATGAAGGTTCACAAGAAGTTTTATCTATATATAGAAACTACGAACCAAATGATCCTATCAAGAAAAGAAAAGATTATTTTGTTCATTTTAAATTTTTACCTGGTCTTGGTTTTTATGGATTGGGTTTAACTCACATGATTGGTGGTTTATCTAAATCAGCAACACAAACTTTAAGACAATTAATAGATGCTGGTACTCTTGCGAATCTACCTGCTGGATTTAAATCTAGAGGTATTAGAATTAGAGATGACGAACAACCATATCAACCTGGTGAGTTTAGAGATGTTGATGCCCCTGGTGGTAACATCAAGGACCAATTTCAAATTCTCCCTTTTAAAGAGCCATCAGCTACATTATACCAACTACTAGGTTTTGTAGTCAACGCTGGACAAAAGTTTGCTGCAATAACAAACTTTGATACTGGTAATGATGCACAGAATAGAGCTGTGGGTTCTACTGTTGCAATGTTGGAACGTGGATCAAGAGTTATGAGTGCTATCCACAAAAGATGTTACAACTCTATGAAAAAAGAATTTAGATTATTATCAGATGTATTTAAAATTTATTTACCACCGATGTATCCGTATGCAGTCTTCGGTGCAGATAGA